CATAAAGATACCTCAATTATTAACGTTTTGTCACCATTTTTGTTTTTAAAAATGGTGAATTTTTCTTCTATTGCGATTCCGCCCCTACGGAGCTTATGTCATCACTGCTTTTTAAATATTTTTTCTAATTCCTTTTTTATGCCAATTGAATATTTTGTTAAGTCTGCTTCATATTGCTTTATTGCTGAGAATTGAAAATTATTGTTATCTTTCAATAAATTCATATAATCTGCCCCGTTTTCTACGCCGTCGCCGTTTGCCGTTGCTACTACATGACAGGAGCAAAAAAAACCAGTCGGCGGGAATATAGTCGCCCATATCGGGTCGTTGTGCTTGAATTTCTTATTGTGCAATAAACTATGGTCGTGCCGTTTGCTTACTCTATCTATTTGTTTATATATCCAATACGGTTTAATATCGGAAATTATTTTAAAGGCGTCAAAGCGTCCTTTTGCAGCTGCTATTTTCATATTAGTATCATAAATTAATCGTAATCGCCGTGCATTCTTACCTGTCCATCCGGTTTCTTGCATACGAGTATAGAGTCCGCCTTCTTTTACATTTTCAATAAATGTATTTAAACTCCAACCGTCCTGAATTGCTTTTTGCATATAATTGAAAACTTCTTGAACTACATCGGCATTTAAAATTCCTGCAACAGTAAACGCCTTTTGATGAGCCTCGGCCGTTATTTCATCCCATCGTGCAGTAGTTATTATATTTTCGCCACGCTTCTTTAAACTTGTTAATGTTTGTGCTGACGGTTTATCAAAAGCTGCTTTCAAATGCAGATTTGCTGCAATTACATCCTCCCGGTATTCTATTATAGGAACTTTGCCGAATCTTTTGTAATATTCAACATACATATTCATTACTTGACCTCTTTCAAAATTGTCGAGGCTTGTGCTATAACAAAGCCCTTTGCAAAATATTCTTCAAGTTCCTTATTATCAATATTTGGCAACAATTCTATTATATTCTTTTCTATTTCTTTATATGATTTTCCTTGCATTATCATATTAGTAATTTTCTTTATTATAGCTTGTATATGATTTTCTATGCTATCAATTTTATCTAAATTTTCACTATATTCTATATTGCTATCACAACAGTTCTGTTTTTCTGTAAATACAGTTTCTGCTTTGCTTTCTGCTATCATTTCAATTTCGTCATCTTTGAAATTGTAATTTCTTTTTAGATATTCCTTCGTAGGCTTAACAAAACCGGTCCCGAATATTATTTGGTCACGTTTTGCTAATTCGATGTCTACATCTTCTTTTTGATATAATATAAATTTTGGTAGTTGTTCTACATTTTCAAAGTTCAATTCTACTATGTATTCAATTAAAGTATTCATAGCAGATTCAACCAATTTAGCATCGGCTGCAACTACGTCGTTCCGCACCTGCAGATGCGTCTGCGACATTGCATAAGAGCCAGTTGAGGTTTGTTCTGTTGTTAGTGTTTGCGATAGTATAGCTTTGGATATTTCTGCATTACAAAAATGAATAAATGCTGTATAGTTGTCCGATGATTTACTATTGCTGCCGGCATCTAGTAAATTTAGGTCTACTTCATCGGGCAGTGAAATGCCACCGTCTTGCTTTAATGCTGCAATAGCTTGTAAGACATTTTCGACGTCCTCAGCTTTTCCAGATTTAACCCTCGCCCATATATACGGCATTCCGTATTTCTGAATAAATAAACTCCAAAGCTCAAAGCCGCCACGTTTGAATATTAACGGTAAGTAACATTTAGACAGCACGCTCTCTCCGTACGGGTTAGTATAGCTATCATTATGCTGTATTACAATAAATTTATACCGTTTCAATATTGTTTTTTCTGTATTATTATCATTCATAAAATAGCATAACTGATTTGCATCAAACTTAAACCACCAGGCAGGCTTGCCGATAACGTCCATAGGTATTAATTTGTTTCCGTCATAATCCCAATAAATTTCTAGCGGTTGGAAACCATAAAGTGTGGCATCTAAAATTTGATTAATGATTTTCCTTACGTTGAGCCAAGAAAATATATCATTAATAAATTTAGTTACGTCGTTGTTTTCGTCCCCGTGTGCAACTTCCCATTGCATTGATAAGACGCCAGATTTTCTGGATTGCACGCAGCTAGATACGTGAGCATCTAATAAGAAGTTAGAATATTGCTTTAAAGAGTGTGGCAATTTTCTGGCGCTTGTATTAGGATTTTCTAATATTTCATTTAAAAAATTGAAATTCAATAGCTTATAGTGCGTGGCTACTGTGCCAAAAATATCAGATTTCATTATATCATTCCTTGATAGTAATTATTATTATAATTCTTTGTTGTTGCTACTTGTTTTAATGTCCTATATTCAATTTTTTTTCCAAATTTTCTTAAATATTCTAAGCCTTGATTAAAGCTATCTACTATATCGTCGTGAGCAGAGAGCGGAAAATCGTTCATTTCAGTTAAAAAATCATTTAACCAAACAGCCCGCTCAGGCAAAAATACTTTGCCAGATTCAATAAGCGGCGTAGCTAGATGCGCTCTTAATTCTTTATCACCCTGAACGGATATTGCTTTAATAGGCAGTCGTGTGTCATTTTTCAAGGTTTGGATTAAACTTTGACCGCTTGCTTTGTCTTCAATAAGAATATAATCTGGATTATGCTTGTCGGCGAGTGCAATTACACGCCTCGTTAATGCAGGAAATTCCATTTTATCTTTATAGACATCTACAACGTAATAATTATTATTGTTCGACCCCATAGTCAAGCAAACTGAATAATCGTTATGCTCTTTTTCTTTAAATGCTGTGTCCCAACTTTGTATTTTATATTGTAAATTAGGAAGTTCTCTATAATATTGCCACCACGTTTCTTTGTATATTTGATTATCGTTAGAAATAGGTTTCTGCTGATATAACGAAGCAAAGGCATTAGTGCCGATTTGCTTTTTAATTTTGTTTAAAGCCTCCGTGTCGAACCGTTCAGGGAATAGCGGTTCGTTATTTTCTGAAACAGCGGGGAAGTTAATATTTACCCATTCGTTATTAATATCGTTCTGCAAAATACGCCCGGCTAAATCGTCATTATGCCATCGTGTTTGAATGAGAATAACCGAGCCGTTAGGCTCAAGTCTTGTGAAAGCAGTTGTATTGAACCATTCAAAAGTTTTATCTCTATACGTTTTGCTATATGCTTGTTCGTAATTTTTAATAGGGTCGTCTATAATTAGCAGATGCGCGCCCCGTCCAGTAATGGCGCCGCCTGCCCCAGCTGTAATTAATTCGCTATCATTATTCAAAGCGAATCTATTAGCCGCCCTGGAGTCTTGACGTAATTCGGCGGATAAATAACAGCCGTATTCATTTATCAATTCCCTTATTCTGCGTCCCCACGATGCAGCAAATTCTGCTTCATAGCTTGCTAATATTATTTTAATTTCTGGATATTTCATTAAAGCCCAAGCAGGAAAATACTTTGAAGCCATTTCAGATTTGCCGTGCCGTGGCGGCATCGTTACAATTATCTTTTGACCGCCGATAATCAAACAATCTAATAATTTTCGTTGTAATACTTTTAAGTGATTTTTCCATAAATAACCTGCATTATCTAATCTAGCAAGATAGCAAGGCAAAGCAAATGATTTTAATATAGCATCTTTATTTATCATAATGTTTTAAATAGTTTTTCTGCTAATTCAATTGTTTCTGAATTAAGCTCTTTAATTTGCAATTCTTTTTTAATAGTAGTTTCGTTATATTGCTTTTCGATATATCCGCGATTGCGTCCTTTAGTTTTTAGATAGAAAATAGTAGCGCCTAAATCTTTTTCTTTGATTTTAGAAAGCAGTGAACTTTCAGCCATGTCAATTTGAGCTTCTTGTATATTGTCGCATTCAACAGCAAATTCAGGGTTTTCCTTGTACCAATTATAATAGCAAGCTCTTGTAATTCCGAACTTACTGCATGCAGTAGCAACAAGCCCGGCGTTAGCTTTAAATAATTCTAAAAACTTCTTTTGTTTATCTGTTACAGTCATATTATTTTTTGATTTTTTTGACATATTTTAAAAAGGATAACCGAAAAAACTTAATTAGCTGTTCGTCTCTATGTTTGCAATTACTTTTCATATTAAGCCTCTTGTTGTTATTTCATAAAGTTAATGGTAGTAATATTATTGCAAAAATATTGAATATTGTATTACTTACAAACCGTATCTTACGGCGTATCTTACGGCGTATCTTACGGTTGCAATGTATTGAATAATATATTAATTTGCACAAGTTGAAAATACAATAACTATATTATTAGTAATATGTAAAGGGAAATTGCAATATGAAAGAATGGATTCAAGTATTCAAAGCAGGCAAACATACAGATAGTTCTGGCGCTACAAGAGAATATACGTTAAAAGATTTAGATTATATTGTAAATAGATATAACAATCAAAGCGTCGAGGACAAGCACGAGGCACCAGCAGTCATAGGCCACCCGCAGCACGACAAACCTGCATATGCTTGGGTAGCGGCTCTGGAGCGTGTCGGCAACGTTCTATATGCAAAATTAAAAGATATAAGCGATGGATTAAAAGAATTATTAGAACAAAGAGCATTTACGAAAATATCAATAGCATTATATCCGGATATGCTGCTCCGTCACGTCGGATTTTTAGGAGCTATGCCTCCTGCGGTTAAAGGCTTAAAATCGCCTGAATTTAACGACGGAAATTATGCTGAATACAACTTTGAAATAAGAGAAATTAAACGTGTAGCAGAGCAGGAGCAAGCAGCTCGAGAGGTAGAATTAAATTTAGATGTAATAATAGAAGCATCTGAATTAACTGAACAGTCTGTTAAGCCTACAAAGCGTAAGAAGAGCAACAACGCCGCGGCCGGTGATATACCTGTAAAATTTAACGAAACAAAATCAATCCCGATAGTAAATTTTAATAACTATAACAAAGGAACTGAAATGGATGAGTTTATTAAAGCAGTTACAGAGGAACTGCGGAAATACTTCAACGAAGAAGTTGCGAGCAAAGCATTAGAAATAATGCTAAGCAAAAAGCCAGTTGAAAAGAAGTTCAATGATGACGAAAAAATCTTATCGGATCTCAGCGAGCTAAAGGCGCAACTTATAGAGAAAGAGAAAGCAATGCAATTGCAAGACAAGCAATTTCACGACCGACTAGCGCAACAACAACACGAAATCGAACAAATGCAATTTAAAGAATTTTTTGACAAAAAAGTAAGGGAAGGGAAAGTAGTACCGTCTCAGCGTGCTTTTATTCAAAAGATGTATTTTATGGTGAAAGGAGACGATGAAACAATTGAGTATAGTGACGGCGGGTCTAGTAAGACAGCCAAAGGAATTGATATTCTTAACGCATTTTTCAATACATTAGAGAAAAAAGTTGAATTTGCTGACGTTGCTAATAAAGAAATGGCGGGCGATGATTTTTCTATTTTAATGAAAAGTGCATCTAATTATGGAGGTAAATAATTATGTCGTTCAAATTTGAGAATAAAGGCATAACCGATTTGGGCAGTGTAGTGCCTAACAATTTTGTTATTAGTCAGCGTGCGTCACGCACTATGCCGATAGTGTTAGCAGCTAATCAAGGCGTGCTAAAAGCTGGCACGTTAGTTCAATCAAATACCAACGGAAAATATGTAATTTGCAATGATGCAAAGAAGCTCTCGGGCGTGCTATTAGAGGCTTACGATACTGGCACGGGCGGCAGCACGGCTGATGTAAAGGCAACTATGGCAATTGACATTGATTTACGGAGTTCGGGGGTATTCTCGCAAGTTACGGCTTTGCCTGACGGTTTCTATCCTTCTGCCAATATATTAATTAAAGGAGAATAATAATGAGCTTACAAGTGTATCTATATGACAATAGGGCTTTAACTGCAGCAGTTAATAAATTGAACGTACCTGAACCTTTTGTAATAAATAATATTTTCAAAAGAAAAGAAGTACATAATAGTGATAAAATTGATATTGAAATATTCAACGGCAGTGAAAAAATAGCAAAACCGACCTCACGAGGCGCTACACAGCCGTTAAGTATAGCAAATCAATCGAAAACAGTTAAAACAATATCATTGTTAAGAACGTGGGAGAGTAAAATCTTTGACGCTCACGAATTAGCGGACATGAATACAATCGGCGCTATTTACGGCAACGATGCAGATAAGAGATTAGCACAAGCCGATGCAGTTAATAGAGAATTAGCAGATTTAAAAAATCGTGTGCTTCGGCTTAGAGAAAAACTTGCCTGCGAGGCGCTAGCAACTGGCAAAATTTCAGTTTCAACGGACAATATGGACGTAGAATATGACTTCGAGTTCGTCGCGACAAAGCAATTAGTAACATTGACGGGTGCGGAGCTATGGACTGCTTCAACTGCAAAGCCTTTAAAAAATTTACACGCTTGGAAACGTGACGTAATGAAGCGTAGCGGTGTAGCAGTAAAGTTTTTATTGCTCGGCACGGCTGCTGCCGATGCGTTTGTTTCTAATGCCGACGTTGCTGCTGCATTGGATACTAACAACAAAAAAGTTGGCACTTTGGACTTAACTGGCGAAGCTGGCATAGGTGCTACTTATATAGGTAGAGTTGCGGGCATAGATGTATATGAATACTCGCAGCAATATGTAGATGAAGCGGGCGTCGCTGTAGATATGATAGCCGCCGACCGCGCCGTTGCCGTCGGCTCGACAGACCATTTTAGGCTGCATTCCGGCCCCGCATATAGAATTGAAAACGGCGTGGCAGTACCTAAATATGCAGAATACTATTTAGAAATAGACGATAAATCAGGCTCTCAATCGCTACAGTGGAATTTAGAACAAAAATCAATCCCAGCTATCCACGACCCGGGCGCTGTAATTTCTGCAAAGGTAGTATAATATGTACTGCACGGTAGAGCATATTATTAGTGCAATGGATGAACGACTCGTTGCTCAATTATCTAATGATGTTAATCCGAGTCAAATTAATATTGATGTATTAGAAAATATAATCAATACTAACAATGAAATAATTGACGGGTACTTGCGTGGCAGGTACCCGCTACCGTTTAATAAATCAATTCCGATATTAACTGAAATTGCTATTCAATTAGTTAAATATGACCTATACCGGCGCCGTGATAAAGTTACGCAATTACTACAAGATAGCCGGAAAGAGGTTATTAACACTTTGATAAATATACAAAAAGGTATTATTACGTTGGACGTCGGGACGAGTGAAACAAGACCGACTGCATACGCAGTAACAGCAAAAAGCGGAATATTTGATAATGCTTTAAATAAATTTAATTCTATGTTATGCTAAAAATAAGTGAAATACGGCAATCTATAATCGAAAAATTAAGAAACGATATAACCGATTTTGAAGTTATGCCGTTTCCGAACAAACCTCAAGATTTTGTTTTAACGCATCCGAAAGGCGCTTTATTAGTCGCATTCGACGGACTGAACTTTTCGGAACCAACGACTACGCAACAATTTTATACTTTGACTATTAATATTACTTTATGCTTTAATTCTGCTATTGACAGCGAGTGTATGTTAAATGATATTGATAGAGTAAGGCAAGCAGTTACTAATGAATATTATGTTTATGGTGCTAAATTCTATTGCGTTTCGATTAACCCGTTAGGTGAGGAAGATAATATTTGGTTCCATAGATTAAAATTTTTATTACCTGGCATCATAATGCAAGGAGAATAACATATGCAAAGCAGGCACTATATTTAAATTCATATTACAGGTGAGCGATTATAATGATTTTTTTGCCGTCCGCCCGCTGACTAATAACAAAATATACTTTCAGAAAATTAAGAAAATTAAGAAAATTAAGAAAATGAAGAAAATTAAGCAAGCAATCGAGAGGTTAAAATGTCGGAGACAATAATAGCATCAATAATAAATATAATTGCTTTAATAGTAATAATCGCTACTTTTTATTATACAAAAAGTAAGGATAAGAAGGAAGAAGACCGACGCGTAACTTCTATTGAAATACGAGTCATATCGGCCGAGAAACAAATTGATAATTTATCAAACAAAATAAACAACATAGATGCTACCTTATCATCAATTCAGGCAACTGTAGCAAAGATATATATAAGTTTAGACAATATTAATGACTTGTATAATATAGTACAAAATATTGATGATATAGTTCGAGGTATATCGCACAATTTAGCTGATCAGGGCGCTAAATTAGTAACTTACAAAGAGCAGTGTGACAAATTAGAAAGTAAGATAAACAAACATTTTGATAAACATTTATTAGATGCTGAGCGAGGCAAATAATGAACAATTTAATAATAGCAATATTAGATTTACTTGACGGCGACAAGCCGAAAAAAGAATTATTAACGTTGGCTAAGCAAATACAACGTTTGAAAGAAAATGCTAAAATACAAGCAAGAGAAATGGCTGAAGATGCAAAAGATGAGTTTGCATTAGATTTTGGGGAGAAACTATTTCAATTGTTGGAGAAATAGTAATGAAAACTACTAATGAAAGAATAATAGAATTAGAAAAGAAAATTGACGATGTGTTGAAAGCTGTCAGTCCGCAAGAAGACGTTGCTGACAATTCTATCAATATATCAAAGCAACTTAACGACTTTAAAGACGATTTACTTGATATGCTCAATAGCAAAGTAAACAATGAATGTATATCGGATTTAGAGGAGGATAATAGCGGAAAATTTGTGAGAAATATGTGGAATTATGCCGTCGGGGGCTTCTTAATAAGTGCAATTTTGACCGCTCTTACGTATAAGTTTATCTTATTCTTTTTTCCGTTAGCATTTAGTTTATTTTTTGTATTTAGCTTAGTTGGTTTAAGTCTATTGCACGATAAGTTTTTACTGCCTGGTAACACTATAAAAAGGATATCTAATAATGCGATTGCTTCATCTATTTTTTGGCTTGCTTTCACTATTGCTTCTGTGGCTGGTTTTTCAATCGGAAACAGCATCATATCCGACCCTTTCGGAGGTGAGGAAAGAAGTAGAACCGCAAAGGCAAGTCAAGAGCGATACATCGAAACTACCCCTGCACCTAACGGTAGCACAAAGTTACGATTGGATAGCGGAGGTGCCTCCGAAGAGTAATCGTGGGGAGTATATTAACTTCTTGCAGGATACTTTCGGCTTCCGTAATGCGCCGTGGTGTGCAATGTCGGCTTCGGATTGGGCGAGGCAAGGTAAAGTAACCGAGCCGAAAGTTTGGTCGGCAAGAGCTAGAAACTTTGCCGTAAAAGGTTATATCTGGAAATTATCGGATATTATATATAACCGATACACCCCAAAACCGGGCGATTATAGAGTGAAAACTCGCAGAGGTGGTAACCACGTGGATATATTCGTTTCGTGGGACACTTTAAAAAAGGAAGGTATTATTATAGGTGGTAACGTTTCAGATGCGGTTACGTATCGAAAAATATCATTGCAAACTATGATTACTGACGGCACTACTCATATTACTGAAGTTACAGGTTATTATCCAATTATAAGGAATAATTAAGATGGAAATATTACATTTACTGGCTGACCCGACAGTATTAATTGCATTACTTGCGATTATTCTTTCGTGTGTTGCTATTGTAGTATTGCGATATATTACAATTAAAAAGGGCATACCGACGCAGGATTTGCAGGATAAGATGCAAAGCATACATAACGAAGCTAAGCAAATATTAACAGAAGAAATTACAAAGACTGTAAAAAGGAATGCTACTACAGGTAGGTTCGTAAAGAAGAATCCTAGAACAGATGCAGAAAAGCCTGCTGCGAAGCGACGTTGGCGACGTACAAAATCTGCAAAAGACAAGCAAGAAACTGAAACGAAAGAAGAAGCGGAGCAATCTAAAAGTAGCAAGGCGAGTAAAGTAGTGATAGGTTTGCTTTTCTTGTTTGCATTTACATCTTGTAGTTTATTGGACGCAGGAGTAAAATACGCAAGTGAGAATATAAGCATAACTTGGAAGAGCGATGAAGCGGTGAATACAATGCCAATAGATTCAATAGTCATTGAGTTCGAGCCAGTATATTGGAAGGAAAACCGTGATAACTATTTCTTTGCTGATGCTAACGAAGTAGAAGTTGAATTTGTGAAAGATGGTTATCGTGTATGGCAACTGACTACGCCGAATTGGAAGCGTAATGAAGTCCAAAGACAAGATACGGTAATATATCTATACAGGAAGTAAAAAATATGCGGGCAAGCGGCACGGGGCGGCACTCGCAATAGTCCCGTAGGGACGATATAACAATAGACCCGTAGGGACGATATAACAATAGACCCGTAGGGACGATATAGCAATAGACCCGT